TAATGAGATTTATCAGTACACTGACGAAAATACTACTGCGATATGTACATTATCATCCATGGTATTGAAGAATTTTGTTAAGGACGGTTCATTCAATTATAATCTTTTATATAGTGAGGTTAGAAAAGTTGTTAGAGCTTTAAATAAAGTGGTTGATATTAACAACTACTCAACTTTTAAAGGAGAAAAGGGAGGTAGAGAACAAAGAGCAATCGCTATTGGAACCCAAGGTCTTGCGGACGTATTTTATTTAATGGATTATGTATTCACTTCTGAAGAAGCTAAAAAATTGAATAAAGAAATTTTTGAAACAATTTATTTCGCAGCTATCACTGAAAGTATGGAGTTGTGTAAATCAGGTGAATATAAACCTTATGCTCATTTTGAAGGGTCACCGATGTCAAAAGGAATATTTCAATTTGATATGTGGGGATTAGATTATGAAGGATTAGGTAGAATGTGGGATTGGGATAACCTTAAATTAGAAGTCTCTAATCATGGTGTTTGTAATTCATTATTTACCGCTCAGATGCCTGTCGCGTCTTCCGCTAAAATTACAGGTTCATATGAAATGACAGAACCCGCTCACTCAGCAATCTTTAACAGACGTGTAGTTGGTGGTGAGATTATGATTGTTAACAAATACTTGATTAATGATTTTGAAAAGATTGGAATTTGGTGCGAGGATTTAAAAAATGAGATTATCTTAAATGAAGGTTCAATTCAAAATATTAATTTCATTAATTACCTTGACCCTGAAGATAAAAGATATAATTTTAAAGTTAAACGTATTGAACATTTAATTTTAAAATACAAAACTATTTGGGAAATTTCTCAGAAAGAGTTGATAACTATGGCCTCAGATAGAGCTCCATTTATAGACCAATCACAGTCAATGAACATTTATATGGCTAACCCAACGTTATCTAAAATATCGTCATCACATTTTTATGGTTGGGAGAAAGGACTTAAAACTCTTTGTTACTATGTAAGAACAAAAGCGATTTCAACAGGGGCGAAACATTTGGCGGTCGATATCTCTAAAATTGAGAAACCAAAAACAACTCCTGAACCACCTAAAGTTGATTTTAGTCATATGAATCTACCACCAAAACCTGAAAATAGTCAATTTGATTGTTTTGGATGTTCATCTTAATCACGACACTTATCCCGACACTTTGTCGGGATTTTTATTTTTTATCTATTTATAAGAAATAATCGCGACATATATTTATTAGATATGGCAGAAGGTAAAACATACGGTATAAATTTCCCATTTCAAGATTCGGCAAAAGGAACTTATTTAAGTTTATCTGAAGATAAAGATTCTGAAATTAGAAGTAATCTTGTACACTTACTTTTAACAAGAAAAGGAACTAGATATTATTTACCTGATTTTGGAACCCGATTATACGAGTTCATTTTTGAACCAATGGATGGACCAACATTTTCAGACATTGAAGCTGAGATTCGTGACTCTGTTTCTGAATATATGCCAGGAATTACGATTCAAAACATAAGTGTAAAACCAGCTTCTGAAGGAGAAGAAAACAAAGGCTCTTATATTGAAGACGATAAAAGAGTTTATAAAGTTCCTGGTATTGGAGAAATGGAACATACCGCTAAAATAAAAATAGATTATATTATCACAGATTCTGCATTTAATGAAAGTGATTTCGTGATTATCAATATTTAATAATATATGGCAAATAAAAAAATATCATATACTACTAGGGATTTTCAATCCATTAGAACTGAACTTGTTAATTTTACAAGAACTTATTATCCTGAGTTGATTGATAATTTTAACGACGCCTCAGTATTCTCGGCATTATTAGATTTAAATGCTGCGGTTACCGACAACTTACAATTTAACATAGATAGAAGTATTCAAGAAACTGTACTTCAGTATGCCCAACAAAGGTCTTCAATATTTAACATTGCAAGAACATACGGTTTAAAAATCCCTGGACAAAGACCTTCAGTCGCATTAGTTGACTTCTCAATAACAGTTCCTGCTTTTGGGGATAAAGAAGATTTAAGATATTGTGGTATTTTAAGAAGAGGGTCACAAGTAAATGGTGCAGGACAAGTATTTGAAACCGTATATGACATTGATTTCGCTTCAGCAATTAACGCAGAAGGATTCCCAAACAGGTTAAAGATACCTAATTTTGACGCCAATAACAAATTGTTAAATTATACTATTGTTAAAAGAGAAACAGTTGTTAATGGGATTACCAAAGTTTTCAAAAGAGTAATTACACCTAACGATGTTAGACCATTTTTTGAATTATTTTTACCTGAGAAAAATGTATTGGGAGTTACAAGTGTTTTGTTAAAAGACGGAACCCAATACTCAAACGTTCCATCGGCTCAAGAATTTTTAGGATTGGATAATAGATGGTATGAAGTAAAAGCGTTAATTGAAGATAGAGTTTTTGTTGAGGACCCAACAAAAGTGTCCGACAACCCTGGAATTAAAGTTGGTAGATACATACAGACAAGTGATAAATTTATTACTGAATTTACACCTGAAGGATTTTTAAAAATGACTTTTGGTGGAGGAACCCAATCCGCTGACGAACAGTTGAGAGAATTTGCCAGAAACGGGTATCAATTAGATTTGTACAAATATTCTAATAACTTTGCGTTAGGTAGTACCTTAAAAGGTAATTCAACATTATTCATACAGTATAGAATTGGAGGAGGAACGGCTAGTAATTTAGGTGTAAATGTAATTACTCAAATTGGTAATATATCATTCTTTGTCAACGGACCTTCAGAGTCTATCAATACAAGTGTGGTTAACTCATTGTCTTGTACTAATGTCACTGCGGCAATCGGAGGGGCTCCCTCACCAACAACAGAAGAAGTTAGAAATTTAGTGGCATTTAATTTTGCGGCTCAAAATAGAGCGGTAACCATTAATGACTATGACTCAATAATAAGAACAATGCCGTCACAATTTGGGGCTCCCGCAAAAGTAGCGATAACCGAAGAAAACAATAAAATAATCATTAAAATGTTAGCGTACGACGAATCAGGAAGTTTAACTGAAATAGTCTCTAACACATTAAAGAATAATGTTGCTAATTATTTGTCAAATTATAGAATGATTAATGACTATATCTCAATACAAAGTGCAAATGTAATTGATTTGGGAATCAATATCGACGTTGTTTTAGATAATAGTCAAAATCAAGGGACGGTAATTTCTCAAATAGTTAATATTATTACAGAATATTTAAGTCCTTCAAATAGACAAATGGGACAAAATGTTTATATCTCTGAAATTAGAAGGTTAGTACAGAGTGAAAATGGCGTTATTTCCGTTGCGGACATTCAAGTGTTTAACAAAGTTGGGGGACAATACTCGTCATCTCAAACTTCCCAAAGATATTCTAATGAGGACACTAAACAAATAGAATTAATCGATGACACTATTTTTGCCGAACCAAGTCAAACCTATCAATTAAGATTTCCTAGTAAAGATGTAATTGTAAGAGTTAAGAATCTTAAAACTGTTAATTTCTCTTGATAATTTATTTTATAAAAAAGTGATTTATCTTTTGTAAAATAGACCATAAACTATTTATCAAAAAAGATAAAGAATGTCGAATTCATATAGGATAAGAACACAAGTAGGTGTTGATAAATCATTAAAAGTACTTTTAGACCAAGACTTTGAGTTTTTAGAGATATTGTCTTTAAAAATTCTACAGAGTCAAATTTATACAAGACCATGTTCTGATTATGGTGTTGTAATTGGTAGGGTAACCGCAAACGATGGGTTCGGTATCCCTAATGTCAAGGTTTCAATTTTTGTACCCCTAACTTCAGAAGATGAAGAAAATCCAATTATTGCCGATTTATACCCTTATAAAAATTTAACAGAATTAAATGAGGATGGTTATAGATATAATTTATTACCATACGTACAACAACATAGTGGACATAATCCTACAGGTACTTTTTTCGATAGAGAAGACGTTTTATTAGACCAAACTTTAATAGAGGTCTATGACAAATATTATCGTTATACTGCAAGAACAAACGATAGTGGGGATTATATGATTTTTGGTGTACCTATTGGGTCACAAACAATACACGTAGATATCGATTTATCTGACATAGGTGAATTTTCATTATCACCACAAGATTTAGTTAGAATGGGTGTTGCAACACCTGCTCAAGTTGCGGGAACTAAATTTAAAAGTTCAAATAACCTTAACGAATTACCACAAATCGTTTCAATTAATAGAACTATCGAAGTTGAACCTCTTTGGGGACAACCCGAAATTTGTAATATAGGGATAACTAGAACTGATTTTGATTTAACTGCAGAAGCTAATATTACTATAACACCTACCGCCATTTTCATGGGTTCAATTATCTCATCAAATGATGACCAATTCATGAAAAAAAATTGTAAGCCTAAATTAAAACAAGGCAATTTATGTAATTTGGTAACAGGTCCTGGTGAAATTTTGGCGATACGACAAACAATACAACAGGATATAAATGGAAGACCTGTATTAGAAACTTTTGAGTTAGAACAAGGAGGTCAAGTTATTGACGAAAATGGAGCGTGGATGGTGGATGTTCCTATGAATTTAGATTATGTGGTAACTAATGAGTTTGGTGAAAGAGTTATATCTAATGACCCATCAAAAGGAATTCCAACTAAAGGTAAGTACAGATTTAAAGTTAAATGGAATCAAGAACCAACATTAAATGAACCTGTCAAGAGAGGTTATTTTTTAGTTCCTAATATTAAAGAATATGGTTGGATAAACTCAAGTACCGACCCCCTTCAAAACCCCGCATCAATTGCTGACTTTGTTAATGCTAGAAATTCATATGCTTTTAGTTTAGATTGGGAAGACTACGGAGACCCATTAACACCTATTGGGTTACAAATGCTCCAAGAAGCTATTGATTGTGAAGACAGGTTCTATCCTATGGTTTATAATAAAGTTTATACTGTTTCACAATTAATTGACCAATATAGAAAAGGATATCTCCCTAATAGAATGGTATCCATTAAAAATAACTTAGATGATGTTTGTGAAAGTGAAAACGTTAAATTTCCAAACAATGATTCAATATTAAGGTTTGATTTGATTTATCTACTTTTTGTGATAATGATTTTTTTATTTAAACCTATTTTATATGTTTTAATAGTTATTGTTCACATTTTAGCGTTTCTTTTAAAATATATTTTAGGACCTATATTAGCGGTAATAGTTGCTATTGTATTAACAATTATTGTCGTAGTTTGTTATATAGTCTCAGCGTTTTGTGGGGGATGTTTAAATGACGATTGTCAAAAATGTGTCGACCAATATGCTTTGGTTGAACAAATGTTGGATTTATACAAATATTTTACAAATATAGCAATACCAAATTTATCTTATTCTGATTGTGAATTATGTGATTGTAAACAAGGTGGAAATCCTGACCCAGGACCTGTTGACCCATCAGGGGCTGGTGGAAATGTTGATACATTATTTGAAGAAATCGGTTTAAATTCCGCTTTATCAAAATTTAGTCAATCAGGTCAATATGCTGAATTATTAAACGGTAGCTCATTCACATATCCTTTGATAATTGGTCAATTATTCGCAGGGTCATCAAATGACCCAAATGCTCCCACCATCCAAGCATATGTTCCACAACTTTTACCTTATGATGACACTACAAGTAATTCTATATTTACAAACAGTTTAACAACATCAGAAAGACTTAACCTGTTTAATACTAAAGCAAAATACTTCGACGCGGGACCTAATAATCCTGGTGGAGGAGTTAATAGGATAAGAGTTACTTTTGAGTCAGATGTTAATATCGCACCAACTACGACATCTCCATTGCCATCTGATAAATGGCATTTAGATAACGTAATTGCAATTTCAGTTGTACCTGCACAATTATCACAACTTACCCCAGGAAAATTGGTGACATTCCAAGACCCTTTATTAAGTCAAGACGTAAATTTAACAGGGTTTACAAGTTGGAATCAATTTGGTACATCGTCAATGACTGGAGTTACTATAAATGTAGGGCCAACACCAATTCAAATATCTTACGCTGACCCAGCAGGTTCAGGTACTTTAACAAGTCAACCAAACGCACTTTACGTAATAACTCAAGACCCTGATGATGCTAATTACCATAAGTTTGGTATGGACATGGAATATTTCCAAGTCATTACTGCAATGACATACGGGACTTTTTCTTCAGTATCAAACCCTGCTAACCCACAATCATTACTTAACAGATATCTTAATAATGTAATGAGATGGAACCTTGTTGATTCCACAACTGGATGTTGGGTAAGTACTGGAGATGTTAATCCTATGACATATTTTAGTGATGCCAACCAACAAGGAGTAGTGTTTTTAGTTAGAGGGGTAGACCCAAACACCTCAAGAAGACAACATACTTATGACTTGAGTGTATTATTTGGTTATAATTTCTACCATAACGCAGGGCAATTCGTAGTAACGGGTGATTATAAAATGAATTATCCTATACAAGGTAGTTACAAATCAGTATCACATACAAATATGATTGCGGATACCACAGTAACGGATACCGCAAATTCAACAGGGTTAAATCTTTATTACGACTCATTCCATTTCCAACCATCGGTTGTCGGACCAGGAGCGGTATTTACCGCATTCACCTCTAACTTACCAAGTTATTATTCAAGTTTAGATGGTACCAATTTAGGGTTTAACCCTGGGGGGTCATCTCCTGGAACATTAGGTGCTTTTGTTGTTAACCCAAACGCGACTTACGGAACAAGAATTAAACCTTGGAGCTCACCACCTCAATTTAATGGTTTTACGATTCAATACACCTCTTTAGTACCATTACCAGGTTGTACTTTCTATAACGACCAAACTAATACCGCTATGGGTGTTACTAGAGGATATTACGATAATGAGAGTGTTGAAGGCGGTTCTGCTTTCCTACAAAGAAGTGTCGCAGTTCCTTTCACCACACCAATCCAAACAGGTTTCCTTTATTCACCAAGATATGCAATTACATTGTTTCAGTTTAATAACAACGTAACTGTAACTAACAATCAAATTGTTATGAGGTCCGATAGATTACCAACATCTACATCGACTAAAGATATTTTAAATAATAGTTATGCACTTCATGGTAATCCTAATTTTGCGATATACCTGATTGAGGATGACGGGACTAGTCAGAACCAACCACAATCTCAAAATACACCATCAGCTGGAGACCCTCAAGAAGGATTGGAAAATAACGCTGAATTACCAGACCCTCAGAATATATTAAACACTTTTAATTGTTCTGATATGGTACCATTGGGATGTTATTATACATTACCTAATGGTGAAGTTACTTATTTTGCAAATCCTGCATCATGTTATGAAAATGGTGTTGAAGGTAGACCTATTATGGAAAACGGGTGTTATATTTTAGTATCATCTATTTTAGGTACTTTAGTTAATGGTAAAGATTTTGAACTTTTAACTGAGTGGTCGTCTAGAATTCAAATAACCTTTGCGGCATGTAGAAATGTGTTCTCGCACATTTTTACTAATAATTGGATAAATGGTACATTATACGCATTCTCATTCAAGAACGATAGATTTTTCACTAGTCCTACCGCAAATCCACCAAACCAACCTTATTCTGAATACTGTAGAGACACCATGTACCTACACCCGACAAATAACTTTTATTATAGAAGTAGCCCATATGATGGGACTAATTTTATTGGTTCAAACCCACCAACAGGTATTTTTGGAGGGTATGGGGGTAACTATCGTAATTTAAAGTATCCTACGACAATTTTAGATTTAGGTCCTAGAACTTTTTATTTACAAGAATTGGTGATGTCAGATGATTATGATGGTTACGTTATGAACAGATTAAATGACACATCATTTACCGACATAGAGGATATCTTGAATTTATTTATACTTAATAGATTGACCAATACCAAATTTTTAGAATCTCTTTTTGGAGGGGGAGGAGCGAATGTGTTAACATATTTTGACAGAAGGAGTAAAAATTTTGTGGACGGAGACTACGCTCAAATGATATCAATAAGTTCCGAATTAGGAATTTCAGATTTTGACGCTGGAAATTATCCTCCAGTAACGGGACAAGACCCGATATATTTTGGATGGGGGGATGATGAAGATGTTATATTTGGAATCTTTTTTTCATCTGATACTCAGTTAAGGGATTTTATCACGCCAAAAAGAACAATTATTTCACCAACGGCCACTGTAACTGACCCATGTGCATTTAATTATTTTAGAGTCTTTTCCCAAGTAGTTCCTTTTTATCAATGGAATGTAAAAACACCATCACCACCTAATGCTGGCCCCGACACCATTTTCGGCTCTCAATCAAATGATTGGTATACACAACCTTTAAATTCTTCATATTTACAGTACAGGTACCAATCTATGGATAGACTACAACCAAATTCTAGATATTTTAGAACAAATGGAAACTCTCAAACACAGTACTTTAAAGGATATATTTATTCCGTAGATGGCTCAGGAGACCTTGAACCAATTTGGACATCACAATCTCCTAACGCGGCACCTTGGAGTTCATCAGAAAGGATTATAACAGTTGGAGCTCCGCAACACTTTTACTTTGGACTTAAAAAAGGTAAAACCGCTTTTGATAGATTTGCAAAACAATGGATAAACTTTGAAACTATAACTGATTAATATGGGTAATAGAATTGATACACGAGTTGTTTTAGGTTCATTAAGGTATAAATCAGCACCTGATACTAATTTATTTTTTCAGGTTCCTTTAGTACAAAATACTAAAGAAATAACTGAATTTGATAGAAGTATTGATGTTGGATTAGAACAAGTATATGATGATGAACGTCAAAAGTCTGATATATTTAGACCTACGGCTAAATTCGCTCTATTATTTAATAATTCCTATAGTGGTCAAACTAATTATCCACCATTTGAAAATAATTTATATTACTTAAATTCTGATGTTGCGGCTAACGCTCAATGTCTGAGCGGAGCGACTTCAGTTTCGTGGACGGGTTTACCCCAATATAATGAATTTGATTTTATTAGAAATGATTTTAATGTTCCAGGATATACCCAACCACCAAATGAACATTTAAATTTTATTCCTAAAAGTGCGTCTAGTTATAATTGGAACTTCTACGCAAGTTATGCTTTTGAGAATGATTTTACTAAGGAAATGTATTATTTGGATAAGAAGACAAATATAACATTAAATTGGGTTGTCGGTGACGGTATACCGTTTATCATAGAACAGAGTAATCCAAACGGACTAGGTATTATCTCATTTAGATGTCCTGTTAAACACGGATTATCTATTGGTCAATATGTTAAATTAAGTTTTTCATATAATGGCGTTGATACTTTTATCGTCGATTCTTTAGGCACTGAAACCGCAGGAAGTGAAGAATATACTTTCAATATAATAAATGTTGGGTATTTAGGGTCAACCTTTAATGTTAATACAACAGGAACATTTAAGAGAGTTATTTTAGCATCAAATGAAACTGATACAATATCAAAATATTATGTTAGAAGACATAAGATATTAACAAATCCTGAAGATGCGGTTTTAGTAAAAGCTGGTTTTGAAGAAAATATTTTTGGTATTAGTAAAAAATATGAGAGTAGTGGTTTTACTCCTAATCAAACCGCCAGAGTTTCAATTAAAGAAGGGGCTCAATCATACACATTATCTTTTAATAGAGATTTATTAATAAATCCATTATTAGATAACCAACAAAGACCAATAAGCGAACTATTTTTTACAGTAATTTGGAGAGGTTATTTTGGTTGGACATTTGGTTTACAAAATGGTATTGGTGGTTACGAAGGATTAAAACAAGGATGGGAGTTTAACATTACACCAAACTCAACAACAAACCAACCTACTGTTTGGTGGTCAAATACTACAAGTGATTCGGATGTAGGTATTCCTATGAATACATATACAACTTCACAAGGTGCTGGATTAGGACCTGGTGGGTCAAGTTTAGTATTCACATATGTGGATTCATTAGTAATTGATGACACAATAGATGGTGATTATTGTGAGTGGAATGATTATGAGCAAGAAGAAAGAGTTGTTTCCGAAATATACCACAAGTTCACGTTTAATCCTTTTGCATTTAATATTGGCTCATCTAATAACTCAAATCAAAAAGGTTATTATTACAAACCACATAATTTACTTACCACAAGAGTATACTCCTCTTACATTGAAGACGGAGATGTAAAAAATGTGGTCGGTATTCCTGATTATTCTTATTTCTCAACCACTAAAAATTTATTTGTGTGGAGAGATTTATATCCTTATGGATTTATAGATACAAATGGACTTGGTGTAAATTACCCATTTTTAAACGGAGCTCATTATCCGTATGGTGATTATATCTTTAGAATTATATCTGAAGGTACTAATTATAATGATAACAACATAATCCCAGAACCAACAATTGACCCTTGTGAGTAATAAGTATTTAATAGTAAGACCAACAGAAAATCAAACTATAAACATTCCAATTGAAATGAATTGGGATTTTTATGGTAGAACTGATAGTATTGAACTTTATGAAGATGAAGTTTTAAAAGACATTATTGGGGTTGCTGAAGACTTTGAAATTTTAAGATTTTCTCATAAAGATTACGGAACAAATGAACAAACTTTAATAAATTACGATTTTTATTTTTATGATTCTTCCCAACCCGTGGTTAATTCAACCTCAGCAAGTGATTGGGTAAATAGTTATTTATTCCCTAACGCAACACCATCGGGATTTAGTGCAACTCAAGTTTATTATTATGAAAAACCTTTTACAAAATCGTTTTTCAAATTGGATTTTTATGATACTCCTGACAGTCAAAGCCAAACAAATTATTTTACAATAATAATACCCGTACAACAAGGAGAAACAGAACCTGCGACCGTATCACCATTATTACCTATAGTGCAAATTAGGAAACCGTCATATTTTTTAGATTTTGTTGGTGATAAGGAAGGGTTTTTTATTTATTGGTTAAAGAATTTTGATTATTTGAAACTCTCGACTTTTTATATGTCTGCGAAATTTTTTGACGGAAGATTTGGAGTTTTTGTTAGAATGATGAATGAACCACAATCAAGTTTACCAAATAAATTTTTATTCGATGGCGCAAGATATTTTTATTACAAAGTAGAATTAGATTATACAACAAAAACTTATCAAGTTTTTGATTACTTAAATAATAGAATAGGGAACGGAAATCCCATAAATTGGTATGAATATATTAATCCATAATGGACAGTAGATGGTATTATATAAAAATTTCTCCTGAAGTAATTAAAAACGATTTATTCGTTGTTGATTATAATCAAGGTAATGAAACATTGTTTCCTGATGAATTTTGTTGTAACGAAACTACAACTACTACAACAGTACCAGTGACTGGATACACATATGTGTATTCATCAATGACCGATATATTATCAGGAGGAACTAATGGTAATTCATTATTAACAGGACTTACAGTACCAATAATGTTAACAGAAACTACTGTTGATATTGGTTATTATTCGGTGTTTGATGGTTTTGTATTACAAAAAGATACAATGACTAATTTCTTATTTTCAGGAGACCCATTTAACCCGTATGTAGTGTATTTTTATAATACTTCTGAGATTGAACTAAAAAAATATTTAGCCTTCTCAACATACTCAATTGATTGGGGGGACGGAACGATAGAATCGGTACCTAATACCGCACCAACATCGTATTCCCATTCATATGTTCAGGACGGGACATATACCATTACTATGACAGGTGCTAGTCCTTGGGGAGTTAACGTAATTAAAAAAGAAATTCAAATACCTGTAACACTATTACCAATACCAAACCCTAATGGTACCGCGTATTTTATACCTGCAGGAGGTAGTTGGTCTGGTACACCACTAATGTACGATTATTTATTTACGGGAGATTCTTTTTGTGATGTAAACTTACAATCTAGCTTCAACTTTACCACTGTACCGTTTTTAGTTACAGGGTACACAAATTCATACGTTACCGATTTAGAGCAGTGGGGTAGTAAGTTTGACCCTACAAGGTTTGCGGGTAAATATAAAATAGGTGTTCAGGTTACAGGGACATCAGAATCTGTCGGAACTTTTTGGGGACCATCTATTGATGGTTTATATACCGCATATACAATAAATGATATAGATTACTATGATTATAACGATGGTACTACATTATTTATGGTACAATCATCAGGTTTTACTCCTGATTGGTTAGTTTGTTCAGCAATTACAAAAAATGAAGTATTACTTAACGTAATTGATGAGGCAGAAATACAATCGAATGTATTTATAGAGAGGGGGAAAAACTCGGCTTACGAAAGAATTCAAAGACTTGGAGAAGTTGATAATGTTGGAGACCTTGAAAAATATGGATACAAATTTTTTAACATAATTAATATTATATAATATGGCAACAGGAACATATGGAACAATAAGACCCGCAGATGTATCACCAGAAGATGTTGAGATAATTTTAAATTATACACCTAGTAGGGATGAAACAGATAATTTCGTTTTAACAAAATTAGATGCTAAGTCTATTTTAAGACCTTACTTTAACAATGCTGAAACAGGAGGGAACGCAAATATTGAAATATTAGGAGGTTTGTATAATCTTACATTACCGTCAGACCAATTTAATAAATTGGGTATTTACACATTATACATTAGACCTGCACAAATTAGAACTAAAATTTTGGATTGTGGGGTTTTATCTGCTTTACCAAATGTTAGAGGAGTTGTTGTTGATATTTCACAAGTACCTTCTGAATATAGAAATAAATTTGTGAATCAAGGATTGGTTGGATTTAGAATTGAATATTTGAATTCTGATGGAACAAAAATACCTAATTTTTTTAGAATTATAACTTCATCATTTTTCTGTGAACCAGTTGTACAGAATCTTACAAATACTTCACAAAAAGCCATTAGATATCGTTATACTGATAACAATACTAATATTGTATTTTGTACTTTGACCCCATCATCAGCACCAACAAATAAACCAAATGCGATACCATATATCGGGCAACCTGACCAAGATATTATAATCTCAAATACGTTTTTTAATCCGATTACTTTGGATATTGAAGTTGCAGAACACGATTTCTCTACATTGGCTATAGCATTGTTTGGTAATCAAACTAAATCTATGGACGATGGAATTTACACGTTATATGATTCAGCAAATAATATTTACAAACAATACAACTTATACGAGATTAGAGACCAATTTAATGAACTTCTATATGAGGTTAGAGAAGATAGAGGTGATAATATTGATTTTAGTAAAAACTTTACAAATATAACACAATAATGGCGGTAGTTAAATACACATGTCCACCACAAACTGCCTCAGGGGAGGGAACTTTTTCAGATAACTTAGTTGGGTTACAATTAGTTGCTGGAGGAGGACTTACGCAAGGTAATTTTGAATTTATCAGTTCTGCAAATGAGAAAGTAAACAGAACTTTTACTACAGGGACTTTTTCCGACCCTATTAGTTTAGAATCTATGGGGATTGATAGTGTTAATCAATCTAAAGCGATAGTTGAAAACAATTTTAAAGTATACCCTAATTATGATTTAAGTCAAATCACAAATTTTACTTTATATGGTTCATTGGTAAAAAGGTTATCCGAGTCAATAACAACAATAATTAGTTATTTCCCTGGTGGTTTAGAGTCGACATACTTAGGTTTAGATTATACTACAGGACCTACCGCGGAAAATGTCATCTATAATCAGCAAAATGATGAAACTTCATTTGAGTTAAATATTAGTAGATTAAGAAATCCTTTTGATGTTGATTTTACGGTAAACTCGACAAGAAACTTATCACTTAAAGAGATACAAGTTTCACCTCTAAGAGATATGACTTTAAACTTTTCTAAGTATTCGTTATATCTAATGGGTACAGGGTACACTATCACAGGTTTAATACCTACCAATAGTTTATCAAACGGTACTCTAAAAATATATGTTCAAGGAAATCCATTTTCAGGACAAAGTGTTTTTAATGAGTCTTTTGTTATTAGACCAAACGATTTTGAGGTTAATAAAGTCTTCAATGAAGAGTTTGACCAAGTCGAAAATTTTCTTTTAAATAGAAATGTTATCCCTACGTATACTTGTACATTTAGAGTACCTAGAGAATCGGAAGACGGGTCATATTATGTTGAAAATTTACAAATAACATGGCCTAAAACTGGTGAGTGGAATATTGATATTATAACACAATCATTTGGTAATTATATTACTACACTTAATAGTGTTGCCGAATCATTTGATGAGTATAAAACAAATTTAGTATCAAGATTTTTAACAACAGGGGCTTTTAAAGAGTTCGATACTATAGGACAAAAAACGGAAAAGGTTCTACAGTTATACGGTAGAAGTTTTGATGAAACATTAAAATTCATAACCGCTCTTTCATTTATGAATTCGGTTAATTACAATGTTGGTAATGATATACCGTCACAATTATTAAAAAATTTAGCCCAAACTTTAGGGTGGACGACTAATATATCACCAATATCAAATGAACAATTTTTGAATTCTGTTTTTGGTGAAAAAAATTATAGTAAATCTGTATACCCTGGAGTCTCAAAACAATCAACGCCTGATGAGTTAAATTACCAATTTTATAGAAATTTAATTCTTAATTCAGCATTTCTTTTTAAATCTAAAGGTACAAGAAAATCAATTGAGGTATTACTTAGACTTATTGGGGCTCCTGAAGCATTGGTTGAATTTAACGAATATGTGTATGTTGCTGACCAACCAATAAATCTAACACAATTCAACTCACAATTTGTACAAATATCAGGAGGTACCTATGTAGAACAAATCCCAATATTGGAAACTACTAATTTATTTTCAATATTTGGACAACAATATACAGGATTTACCACAACTAGCGATTTCCAAGACGTTAATATTACAATAGATGAATATCCTATGGATAATTTAGGATATCCAAGTGCCCCACCTGATAGTGAGGATTTCTTCTTCCAAAAGGGTAGTGGATGGTTTGAACAAACCCCACAACATAGAGCACCTGAAGAAGTAAATTTAACCAATAGCGTGTTTGTCGGAAACAATCCTAATTTTCAAACAACTCTTATACCTTATAGTTATGGTCAAATTTATTTGAATAGATTTAGAAGATTCCCATTCATGAGTTTAGGATACACCCTAACACCAACAATTGATAACAACAAAAGTTGGGTTGATAATGAAGTAGGATTAAGAAGTAATTTAGATAGTTCATTTACCGCGAGATATATTGTTGAAGACGACAAATTAGTACTTAATGTTAAAAATGTTGATTTGTTCATGAACCCTGCTCAAGGTTTGGTTTATGACGTATGGTTTATGTCAAGACAATTTAACTATCCTATACCAAATGAGGGTTTAAACTATGTAATGCCAACTTATTGTAATCCAGACCCATATTCACCTTATCCGAGAAGAGGAGGGGTGGATTGGACTGAGATAAATCCACAACCAAAAAGAAAAACATTTTTTGAGTTTGCCCAAAGTTTTTGGAAAAACATGATTAACGTTAGAAATAGACAATTTTCATCTAACGGTAAAACAGGAGGGTACCCAACATTAGAATCAATTTATTGGAAATATTTAGAATCAGGTCAGGCGATTAATGTCCCTAATAATAATTTCACGTATAAAACAATGATGGAATATGTGAATGGTATTGGTGATTATTGGGTTAGATTAGTTGAACAAATGATACCCGCAACCACAATTTGGAATACGGGTACTAAATTAGAAAACTCTGCTTTCCATAGACAAAAATTTGTTTGGAGACGACAAGAAGGATGTAAGTTAATACCTGTACCATGTAAACCATGTTCATTAGTAACTAATTTATTTACATATGACTGTCCTATTGAAGCGGTCGAATGTCCAATTTATCCATGGGATACTAATCCTCAAATACAAGAAATGTCAGGGGTTTTAGGAGTGTTATTAACAAGTTATGTCTCTTCAAATGGGTATAATTTGAATGACTGTGTTTTAGACGGACTTCAAACTGAGTGGTTTGTTGATTTTAGGATAGATGATATAGTTGTAGTTAAAAACACATTTTATAATGGTATTGGGTATAATATACCTGGATTCAGTGTACCTACTAAAGAAATGTGGTTAGAATCGTTAATAATATCTTTAGAAGATTTAAAAACTTATGGATATAACTATTATTTAACTGATAATGATACTGTTGTTATTTTTAATGAAATATGTTCAGTATCAGAATCAGGAATCAATTTTAAACTGAATATTGGGATAAACTTTGAAATTTTATGTAATCAATAATGGCTTGTGCTTTATCATATAATTTAAATGTAACTGGTGATTGTACTAATTCAGGTGTTGGGTCAATTAACATAACGATAACACCAGGTGGCGCTCCACCATATACAATAATTTCACCTGTATCGGGTACAACGACAGGTATTATATCCGCATATACTGAAACAGATTTACCTGCAGGGGCCTACACGTATACACTAAGCGATTCATGCACGCCATCAAATAATATAGAACTAATTAATGTCGTAATTTCAAGTGGTACATGTGTATCTATTGATGGTGAAGAACACACGACTTGCGGACTTGATAACGGTAGAATTACCGCATCAACATCCACTGATTACGGAAGTCTATCCTTTCAACTCTATGAAGAAACATTAGGGTATATAACTTCAGGAACTTCATTTGCAAATCCTTATATTTTTGATTATTTACCCGCTGGTTTTTACTATGTGATTGCTGATGACGGGGGAGGATGCACAGGAAGGTCTGAAACATGTATTGTAAAATCATCAACAACTTTTAGTTTTGGATTATATACTATTAACAGTTCACCTTGCTTAACCTCAACTGGGTCGATTTATGTTACAGGACAAACAGGCACACCACCATATAATTACCTTTGGAATGATGGAAGTACAAATAGTTACATTACAGGATTAACCGCTGGTTCATACAATGTAATTGTTACAGATTCTTTAGGATGTACACAAAGTTTAGGAACTGTAGTCTCTACAGTACCTGCTTTAAGTGTTGTTTCAATAACAACAGAAAATCCTTCTTGTTTTAGTAATGATGGTGAAGCGACTGTATTCGTAGTAGGAGGTACTCCACCGTATTATTATTCGGGTTCAAACGGTTATACAATTATAACATATTCTAATACATTCACATTTACAGGATTGTCCGCAGGATTTTTTTCAGTTTATGTCCAAGATGCGGGACTGTGTAACGACACAGAAACTACAGTATTACTAACTCCATCATCATTTGCGGTTGTATCAGTTAATGTTACAAATTCAGTTTGTAATAACACAAGTGGTGTTATTGACGTTACTATTTTTGCAGGGTCACCACCGTACACATATACATTAACTGACTCATCATCATATTCTACAGTTGTTACAGGAAATTTTACCAATCATCCTTTTAACGGTTTATCCTCAGGTACTTACACTTTAGAAATAAGTGATTTAGGTCCATGTGTGTTTACTCACACATATACAATTAATAATGTTGAAAAATTTACATTATCGGTTGACACTACAGGGACCACTTGTAATGAAAGTAATGGAAGTGTCACACTAAACATCTCAAGTGGAGGGACCGCCCCATATACTTATGAGATTGATGGGTATAATGTTATAACAGGAAGTAGTTCATATACCTTTACAAATTTAGTTGCGGGTAATTACACCGCAAGTGTTACCGATTCTACATTCTGCGAACAAACTTTACCATTCACAATTGCGTCATCATCTACTGTAGATTTTACTTTAGTTGGAACCGATTCAACAAACGGAACTAATGGTTCAGTTCAAGGATTAATAACAAGTGGAACGCCTCCATTCTCATGGACATGGAGTCCAAATGTTAATGGACAAACAGGACTTACTGTCACAAGTTTATCCGCTGGAACTTATACACTTACGGTTACTGATGATAACGGTTGTATAAAAGTTAGAACAATTACAATTGAAGGTTTTAATAAATTAGATTCATATCAAGTTTTAACAATATGTAATGATGATTTTGAACAAACAGGCGAATTAGGTAGAAAAGGACCCCAACAACTTTTACTTGAAGGGTTTCACGATTTAACTACGGGTGATACAAATTGTATATTAAACCAATCAATATTTGAATTGATAACTGTCGTTGATGGCGAAACAAAAAGTAATTCTTTTTATACAGGGACTTCATTAAATGATTTTCCTTTTGACAACGTGTATTATGACGTTTTAGAAGAGTTATTATTATCTTACCCTATAGTTGGCCAA